ACACTACAGATGAATTTTTAGATTTCTATAAAAAACAAGACCCTATGTTTGAAAAATTAAATGTAAAATCAAAAAATTTTGTGTATTGGACAAATATCAACACACCTGGTTCGAGAAATGTAGTGCATTCTCATAAAAGTGCAAATTTTAGTTGTGTGTATTATGTCCAAGGAACAGATTGCGGACCACTTAGGTTAATAAATCCTGCAAATACATTATCAGACTGTAAACAGACTGCTCCTTTTGTAAGAGATGCATACTTTCATCCTAAGGACGGTGACTTGATTATGTGGCCAGCGTGGGTTCCTCATGAAGTTGAACCAAATCTTAGTAATAGGGAAAGAATTAATATAACATTTGATATAATGGTTGACTATGAGTAAAGAAAAAATTACATTTGTAAGTTTAGTACCGGGTCTAACCGATGTGTACCCTGTATACGAAGCGAAAAAATATGAAACAAAGTGGATGAACGCTGCAAGACAGGATTATAAATCTGCAATGACGCAACAAATGAATCCTAACCACATAATGCAGTGCCCTGGTATATTTGATTTATATAATCACGGATATATAGTTCCTATGTGGCATGATGTAATGATCAAAACAGAAGGACCTGATGTTCCATTCAAATGGATGGCTGCTAATGTAGAAAGTTTAGAGATAGATGGAGTAACATCACCTGTCGGCAAGCATGAAGAACAAATAACAAAATACTTACCAAGAAGACATTATAGTATTAAAGGTGTTGTAAAATTTAACACGCCATGGAGAATCATAGCACCCAAAGGCGTAAAGTTTTTAATGTTACCACTATCCTACGGAGACACAAGTAATTTTGATGCAAGCATAGGTATGCTAGACCCGGGGATAAGTAATGAAGTAAATGTGCAGGTAAATTGGAATGTGCTTAACGGTGAAACGATGATGAAGATAGGAACACCACTGTGTCATCTTATTCCTATAAGCGAAAAGCAATTTGATATGGAAGTACGAGATGCTACTGACAAAGATTTAGCGTGGGAAAAGAAGAAAAATTATTTTATGAACATGAGCTTCTTTCCAAAACGTAATATATTAAAGGAAGCCTGGCTAAAACATTTTAGGAAGTAATATGGAAGAAACACAAACTCAAAACTATGTATGGTATGATGTAAAATTTAAAGAGCCTAAAGATGAATACAGCCTTAGGAAGTATCAAACCAAACCAGTTAAGGCCTTAAAATATATTAATGCACTATTAAAGCAAAATGAAATTATTTTTTGGTACGAAGATGATAGCGGCAAAGAACAAATGGTTGTTGCTACATTAATAGATGTTACAGATGAGCAATTATTAGATACTCCATTAGAAGTAGTAACGTTTGGTATATACACATACGTACAATGTTATACAATAAGAGCTGTTACAGTGCCGTACGGTGATGCTATAAACATACCTATTAGAAAGCTAAAAAAGTTTATGTTAAAAAATGACAATGTGTTAGAAATAAGTAAATCACTAACATCGTTCGAAGTCATAAACTAATAAATACTGTATAAGATATACAGGTAACATAATATGGCATCAAACAGCGCACCTATTGTTGATAGAATTAGATTAATACCTCGTCCTGATGATTTTTTAGACAGAAATGTTGGATCAAGCGGCGAAGTTTTCTATGACAAAGGCACAAAAACTTTAAGATTATATGACGGGCTACTTCGTGGCGGTGCCACAGTTATTACAGATTCTAATTTAAATGCACTACTAGGGTCAACTGGTGTAGCGGCATTAACTTATGCTGTAACAGTAGTATCTGGTAATCATGGTGCAGGCGATCACGGAAATGTATATACAATCGACGGAGTATATAAACCTGCATTGAATTTTGTTGTAGGCTATACTTACATTTTTGACCAATCAGATCAAACTAATTTATATTATCCTAATGCTGAAGGCGGCACACTAAACACACATCCATTAAACTTTAGTGCAGACGATCCTGACGGTGTATTAGGTGGTGGTACAACATATCTTGACGGAGTAAACTATTATCTCAACGATGATATAGTAACTAAAGAAATATATGATGCAAGATATGCAAAAGCTACAAACCGTAAAGTTACTATAACAGTTACAAGTTCGACACCAACTACTTTATACTATTGGTGTACTAACCATAGCGGTATGGGAACAACTATAACTGTTTCACCTCCAGGAGGCGGCGGCGGTGGAGCAAGTATAGAAGTATCTGACAGCGCACCTTCAACACCTGAAGCAGGAACTATATGGTTCAAGAGTGATACAGGAAGATTATTTGTTTATGTAAATGATGGCGACTCTAGCCAATGGATACAACCTTCGACACCAGTACCTAATATTTCTACATTCCAAAATGTTACAATAAAAGACAGTGATAGTGCAACTATTGTTGCAGATGTTGCAAACGATACGTTGACTTTTGAAGAAGGTGACGGTATTGAATTAGTTATTAATAGTTCTACAAATACTTTAAAAATAAGTTCAACAAGTTCTGGCGGTGGCGGTGCTGACCTTAGTGCGTTTAGTGTTATTACACAAGCGGCAAGCGGCGGTGGCGAATTACTATATAATAATAGCACTGGAGAATTTACATACACTCCACCAAACATTTCTGGGCTTGCAGAATCAGATACATTAGATACAGTAATAACAAGAGGTAACACTACTACTCAAAGTATTGTGTTAGGAGATGTTACTGCTGACGATATTACAGCAGACAGTTTTTTAAATTCAGGAGTAGGCTCACCTAGTATAACAAGTGCAACAACATTTACTATGACAGCACCTGATGGAGTTATAGTTACTGGAGGCGCTACTGGTGGTCCTTTTAGATTACCTACTTTTACAAATACACAAAGAGATGCTCTCAGTGCAGTTAACGGAGATATGATTTATAATTCTACAGATAATAGAATACAAGCATATGTCAACGGAGCCTGGAGACGAATAGATGATTCAGCTATTGTGTAGGATAAAGTATGGAAAAAGAATACGCAGTAATAGTTAAAAAAGGTATAAATTTAGCAGAAGTAGAAGAAGATTTAAAAGCATCTACTGGAGCCGGAAGCATACCTAACAGAGTAGTTGACGTAGCTAATCCAAGACCGGGTTCAACACGTATAACACACTTTTCTCTTACAGACGAAGAAGCACAAACACTTGCAAATGACAGTAGAATTGAAGCTGTTGAGATACCACCTGACCAAAGAGATGATATAAAAATTGTTAGATCAGCATCACAAACAGGTGTGTTTTCTAAAAATGGAACTGTGAACAATGCAAACAACAACTGGGGGTTAAGACGTTGTATCGAAACTACAAACTTATTTGAAGACAATGAATCTCTCTCAACTCCATATAGATATGCACTAGATGGAACAGGTGTTGATGTTGTAATTCAAGATAGCGGTGTTGAACCGTTACATCCTGATTGGCAAAACGCTTCTGGTACTACTAGATATGTTTTCACAAACTGGTATACAGAATCTGGATTGTCAGGCACACAGAATGCTAATCATGATAGAGACACAGATGGTCATGGAACAGTATGTGCAAGTATTATAGCAGGTAAAGTTTATGGCTGGGCAAAAAATGCAACTATACGAAGTCAGAAACTTAGTGGATTAGAAGGTGCAGGCGATAGCGGCACAGGTATAAGTCTTGCAGATGCGTTTGACAGTATTAGACTTTGGCACAATGCAAAATCAGTTAATCCTGTAACAGGATACAAACGTCCAACAATAGTAAACATGAGTTGGGAATATCTAGCAGAACAAACTGGTGATCCAACAAGTGGAACATATAGAGGCACGTCATGGTCATGGGGTGTTGACTATACAACTGATGCCGCATTATGGGCTGCAACAGGAGTAGTTCCGCCAGCTGTTGGGTCAACACGTAGAATACCTGTTAGGAATGCTTTTGCAGATGCCGAAGTAGATGATATGATTACAGCGGGAATACACGTTGTAATTGCAGCAGGAAATGACTTTTATAAAATAGATACATTAACTGGTAATGATTACAATAACACATTTTTAATTAATGGAGTAACTTACAATTACCACAGAGGCTCAAGTCCTAATAGCGATACTGCAATTAAGGTAGGAGCAATAGATACAAGCACTATTGATGACGGCGGAGTATACAAAGATAAAACAGCAACTTATACAAATAGAGGACCTGCTGTAGATATATTTGCGCCTGGTAATAATATACAAGCAGCAAACAGTACAACAACTGCTTATACTAGTGCTAACTATCCTACAGATTCAAATTACAAGATAACAAACATTGACGGAACAAGTTTTGCTGCACCACAAGTAGCAGGTGTTATGGCTTTACATGCTCAACTAAGACCTGATTTAACTCCTAGTCAATTAAAAGACAGAATAATTAATGATAGTAAAAATGTTTTATATGAAACAGGTAGTGATACTGATTATAATATTTTTTCAACAAGTTTGTTAGGTTCACCTAATAGAATGTTGTATGGAAAATACGGAAGTGCAAACACATGGTCTGCTTCTGGATCATTTACTTTTAACGGACCTATAAGTGTATAAGGAGATAGAATGCCAACAATAACAATTACAAGTGACGGCGATCCATATCCAGCACAGGCTGGCAATCCGTTAGTTAACGATGGAGTAACAGAACGTGAAGGATTTTTAAACGGTAATAATATTATAACACAAGCACATAATTTTATATTTGAAAATAGAGCAGGCCTTAACACAGAACAGGCACATGCAACTGGCACAGACGCAATAGGTGTAGCAATGAATGGCGTGACATTATATTCTCCTAGTGCAGGTAATAGTGTGTTACCAGGTATAGCAGATCAAGCACCTACAAATTTTAATTGGAATATAGTACACAAAGAATTAAATTATAAACTTGATAGATCAGGAGGCTATGTTCCTTCTACTGGAGAGTATAATTATAGATCAGGATCTTTTGTAGTAACAGGTTGGAGAAATCCAAAATTTACTAACAGCAATACATATTACAAAGACACATCTCATTTAGGAGATAATTTACGTCATACTGATGGACACAGTAAAATTATTGGTTGGATATTTGACGGTTATCCTTTATATGGGCCATACGGTTATCATGTAGCAGACTCTAATACAAGCGGTACTGCACAAATGACAAGTAGTTATAGATTAAAAGAGCAACCTACTGAGGGAAGGTTATTTGGGTATAGACAACACACAAATGGAAGCTTCATTGAAGATTATCAATACAGTCCTAACTTAGGTACATTAGATCAATATAATGGCAGATATTGTGTAACACCTGATTATCCAGAAGGCACATATGCGTATTTTACAACCTTTGCGCTTAACGACCTTTACAGTCCTGCTTATCCATACATTGTAGGTCCTAGTACAAAGCAACAAAGGTCAACATAAATACTATGAGAGGTTACTTATGGCAATAAATTTTCCGAATACACCAACACTGAATGAAACATTTTCAGGTGGAGGAAGCACATGGCAATGGGACGGAACAACATGGAATTTGATTACTAGCTCTGCAGGACAGGCAGTATTCAAAACTGTAACAGGTTCAGTAGGCAGTGTAACAGCATCAACCCCTGATGACACATTAAACATTATTGGTGGCACAGGTATTTCAACATCAGTAACTGGTAATAACCTAAGTGTTAGTTACACAGGCGGTGGCGGAGGCTCTGGTGTACAACAGAACTTATTTGAAAGTTTTGGAGCAGGAGGCACAGTAGCAACTCCGGGTTCACCTAATGATACTTTTACTTTTGTTGCAGGCGACCGTATATCATTAAGTCTTGATGCAAGCTCAAATTCACTTACAATTACTGCTGACGACCAAAGTGGTGGCGGTGGTGGTGGCTCAAGTACATTCAGCGGCACAACTGACGCAACACAAGCAAGTTTAACTGTAGCAGAAATATTTGAACCTGCAATAGCAATGTACAGAGTAACAGCAGTTGGAACATCTGCATATCTTTTCGGTGATCATTATGCAGGAAATAATCCTACTATTCATGCTATCACAGGATTAACAATAGCATTTGACATCAACGCTCCTGGACATCCTTTTCAAATACAGGACTCAACTGGAACTGCATTAAGTACAGGATTATATCATGTAGATTCAACTGGTTTTATCACGACAGGTGCTCAAGCTAACCAGCAAGACAATGGAGTTTTATATTGGAGAGTACCTTACGGTATTAGTGGAACTTATCGTTATCAATGTACTGCACATGCTGCGATGTTTGGTCCTATTACAATCAAGCAAATTAACTTGCTTTAAAATCTCTTTCAAATTTTTCTAATTGCATTCTTAAATTAACTAATTTTTGTCTTGTTTCTCTAAGTTTTCCAGGACTAATTGTACCATCTGGATAAGGTGTGTGATGTGTGTCAACATTTTTTGCACAAGATATAAAATCTTCTAATATGCTAGACATAGTATTTTTTGATAGCTCAGTAGGCAAATTATCTCTTACGTGCTGAAACTTTTTTAAATCTTTCTTAAACTTAGGATCATCCGTTAATCGTGGAAACATTGTCTTCTCCTAAGTTTCTTGCAGGTAGTACAGTGTGCGTATCATCTTGTTGTTCTCCATTATTAACTTCAGATAGAGAGCCTGTAGCGGATACACATTCAATACTGTAAGGTACTAATTTTTTTACAGTAGTTGTGCCGCCTTCGCCTAAATTATTTTCATATACTTTACCATCTTTTGTATCAATCCATTTGATACTAAATTTTCCTTGATTAACAAAATAAGATTTGTTTGTATTGCTGTGAAACACAATATCAGACTTTGCAGGCTTTTCAAACACAATTACCTTACCGGTATAGTCTTCTGTTTTTGCCCAAGTTATTTCATAACCCCAGTCATGTTTTTTTATATTATCTTGCATTATGTACCTTATGTTATTAGATCGATTACCTTAAAAACTGTTTCTAATTTTGTTTGATTAATTTTACTATTCAGTGTATTACGTAAGCCTTGATGTAAAGGCTTAGGCCATTTACCAAAACTTACCCAAGCATATCCATCATGTTCGTGATTTAATTCTGGTATAAATTCTTCAGGTACTACAACCAAATATGTATGAAAACTAAACTTATCATCATTAGAAACAAATGTTTCAAGAGGAATAGTTTTTTTTATTTCTACGTTTCCGATTTCTTCTTTTATTTCTCGCTTCAAGCCTTCCCAAGGTGTTTCTTTACCTTCGTTAGTGCCTCCAACAAGACCCCAAAGATTGTTTTTACTACCATTTTGTCGGTGCAAAAACAAAAATCTTTTACTTTTTAATGAATATAGTAGTGCGCCACTACAGATAATCTTTTCCATACTAGTAGTTATTTTAGTATAGTAAGCGCCATGTTCCGTTTTGGTATTCGCCTTCGAAACTTAATAACCATTCGTTGTCATAATACTTGTATTGAATGCCTGTATTAAGGTTTGTAGTGTAAAGTGTGTCATTTGACGTATATTCGCTGGCATCAAATATTACTGACCAATTACTACCGTCCCATTCCACAATATCATTTTCACCTGCTACAAAATCAGTGCCATCAGCGTTTTTCCAAGCATCTGCACCGTCGTATACATAGTTATCTGGAGTCTCTCCTACGTCTTGACCAACATTAACACTAGGGTTTATGTCAGCTAAAATTAAGATTCTCGGATTACCTGATTTGAATGAAGTAGGATTAGTTTTGTATGGGTCAATAATATAATCAATCTTATTCCTATCACCTATTGAACTGTTTATAATTGTATCTGTAGGTAAAGTATCACTGTCCCAATTAACAATTAGTTCATACTCATTACTAGTATTAATTGCTACAGTGCCTGTAATTTCTGTATCATAGTCGGCTCTTTTTAATTTGATTTGCGTTATTCCAGATCTAAATTCTTCAGGTGTACCTTTTAAATATCCTGTCCATGTTTCGCTGTCTACTACACCATTCCTTACAAGTTTTGCTTTGCTGTCCATTATAAGTAAATTATAATTATCATGACTTGTAGTTACAACAACGTCAACATCTGCCTTAAACGACTCATTATGTGTTTTTGCGTACTCAATAGATCCGGTATCACTAACATCAAGTCTTGTAACAATATTATTCTTTTGTAAATTATCTTGCCATGCTTGTGAAACAGGTCTTGAAAGATCAACTTCGATTGTACCTTCTGTTTCATTGAATATACTTTGTATAATTGTTGTAATTACACCTAAACGTTTTACCTTAACTGGTGGACTTAGATAGATAGGCGTCTTCAAAGTCAGCTGTGCAATATCTATTTCTGATTCAGTACCAACAGGAATAGACCTACTTGAAAATTGAACGTTTTCTAAATTTACAACACTTAAACTTGTCCAGTCAATATAATTGTCTGTAGTTTGTATTTCTAAACTTGGGTTGAATAACATTAATATTTGTTCTAAAATTTGCAATTTCTGGTCTGTATTTGTTGACCAAATATCCACATTAACTGTAAGGGTATAAGGTGTAGGCATCAGTCTTTCAACTGTATAATTTTTACCTTCCTTGTTAAGATACTCCTCGCCGTCACTATCATATGCAAGTTCTCTAATATTTAATTTATTGACATAACTGCTGTCTGCAAGCCTTGCATTGTCCATTTCTAGTCCTGTAATATATACAGACATACGCGGTGCGCTTGGAATTTTATTTTCACTGTTATCACGTATAATACTTGCAACTTGTCTTGTTAAGTCGCCATACATCACTGGTATAGTTGTTAAGTCACCGTCACCTGATTTGTAAGAAAAATTGCTCATTAGTCTTACAATTTGTGTTATATAACGTCTTATTTGTCCGTCGTAAAAATGTTGCATTAATTATCTGCCTTAGGTTTAAGTGCTTTGGATAGACTTTGTTTTTCAACAACATCTGTACCGCTAATACTATTTACTGTGCTATTATTAATAAATGTACCTTTTTGTGTTTGTCTTTGTGAACTGTTTGTCATAGACATTCTTACATTATCTTCTTGTTTCACCCAACGAGCTCCGTCATATCTAAATAATCTGTTAGGCAAAAAGTCTGTTCTTAAAAAGAAATCACCTTCTGCATTATTACTAGGAAAACTTATTCCATGACCAAAACTTTCGCCATTAGGTGGTATCCCATCTCCTAATAAGTATCCTTGATACCCATCTTTAGCAGGCCCGGGCATTGT